TTATTCTTTTTTCTTTAGGCATTTAAGTATTTGAACAATTAAGCGGGCACTCTTCATTTTTCTGCCTTCTTCTTGATAGTACTGTTCAAAAAGGGCATAGAAGGAGATATGGATTTTTTCAGGCTCAGGATTAGCATATTCAGATTGTAATTCTAATAATTTTTTAGCGGCGCATTGTTCACACTCACTCGCTGTATCTCGAGTAGGCGTATAACGTTTGCCTAGATAACGAACAGTGATGCGCCACGCCGTCCCCGCGTTTAACTGGCTTTTGCATAATAACACTCCAAATTTCATGGTACTGCAATGGAAATATAAAGCGTTTTTTTAATGCGAATTTTGAATTGACCAATAGACAATAAAAAAACCACCTAATTCTTTCGAATTAAGTGGTTTTTAAATTTTGGAGCGGGAAACGAGACTCGAACTCGCGACCCCAACCTTGGCAAGGTTATAATATTTTAAATAAATCAATTGCTTAAAATTGAGTGGTGGCGCAATGGGGGCAGGGTGATTTTATTGTAATAAAATATTTATTTTATATCGTTTTATGAGCAAAATAGATATTAATAATGTTCATTCATTTTAAAAGAAGCAAAAAATTTATGAAAGACGGTTTTAACAAATTAAGAAAGTTATCGGAAAATGCTAAAAAACTTAATGGTGAACAACAAGTTTCTTTAGGTACTTTATTTAATGATGGGTTTCTTCAAACTAATACTGATTTCGAAAATATTGATGAACTATTTGAGAAGGCGGGGTTTAAAGTAGAAACAGAAGAAGATTTTGCGGCTATCCCGCAGGAAGACATTGATACTTTTGTTCGAGAAAACACTAAGTTTGATAGTTTCACAGATATGCAGCAACATGCAGCAACTGAGTATATGCGTAAGCAATTATTCAAAGGATTAAAATAATTAAAGGCGCATATAGCGCCTTTTTTTAATTTTTACGTCTTGCTTGCCTTTGGGCTTTAGCCTTATTTAGATTATCTAAAATCGGCATGACAGTGGCAGGGTTATAAAGATGTTTACCATTAGTACCAAGATTATGAGCCCGTAATTCATCAACAATGGTTTTTCTCGATAAATTATACCGTTCCATCAACCATGAAGCTGGTACGCGGTTCGGTATTTCCTCCGCTTTAATTTCTAAAACCTTGCCGATGTTTGGTACATCGTCATGTATAAAAATTTGTGGCGGTTTCTCTGATTCAACTACAACAATATATTTCCCCATTACGCAACTTCTCCAATGCTAATTAAAATTTCTTCTGGTAAATCGTCGGTGTCTTTTTCAATCAAACTTCGCATCGCTTTTTCATAGCCTCCATTAATAGATCTTGTACTTCTCGTTTAGACTCACGGCGCTCCATAACGATTTCATCCATCGTGTCTTTTGCAATGATGTGATAGATATAAACAGGGCGGTCATAGCCCGCTTGCGCTTGGCGTGTTGGTCCAATACGTTCGATAATTTGTTGGTACTGTTCCAAATCCCACCAGTGAGAAAAGAACACAAGGATATTTCCACCGTCTTGTAGATTAAGCCCGTGACCTGCGCTTGCAGGATGGGCAAATAGCACAGGGATTTTGCCTGCGTTCCAATCGTGAATCGTTTGCGGGTCTCTATCTAAATGGCGACCTTTTGGGAATGCTTTTAATAAACGCTCAAGGTCGCTTTTAAAATGGTATGCAACCAACACAGGCATGCCCGCAGCTTCTTCAATTACTGATTCAAGCGCCTGAATTTTTAAATCATGGATAGGGTGCCAAGTGCCGTTTTCATCGGTGTAAATAGAACCGCTTGCAATCTGCAAACACTTCATTGTTTTTGACGCTGCGTTGAATGCTTCGACTTCAACAGTTTCAGCTAGTTCAATGAACATTTCCTTTTCCATTTCTTCATAGGTCTTACGGGCTTTGCCTGTAAGCTCTACTTCAATCGGGTAAACAATCGGCTCTTTAATGTCAAAGTAGTCTTTAGCTTCAATGCTCAAACACACGTCTTTAATTCGTGCTTGAATTTCGCCTTGACTATGATCAAACGGCACAAGGTTTACCGCGTTACGATCGTCACCAACTACAACCTTTTGAAACCAACGATCTGTAAAAGCGCTGAAACTTGTGCCTAATCTTTGACCACGATCAATGAACCATATTTGACCCCAAAGGTCTTTAAGTCCGTTGGGTGCAGGCGTTCCCGTTAATTCAATAAATCGTTTGACTCGAGTATGCGCAACTTTACCTAAGGCGCGCGCACGTACCGAACCTTGTCTTAAACGAAAGCCTTTAAGCTTTGTGCTTTCATCAGCGACCACTTTAGTAAAAGGCCATTTGCTACCTAGAAAATCAATTAACCATGGTAGATTTTCATAGTTAATTGCGTACGCATTCGCTTTTTGTTTTAAAGCACGTACACGGTCTTCGGGAGAACCAACCACGGCAACAACTTTATAATCTTGCAGGTGTTCCCATTTCTTAGCTTCATCAGGCCATGTGGTTGCAGCAACTCGCAAAGGTGCAACAACGAGAGTCGGCCCCGGCTCAAACAATTCGAGAATTTCTAAAGCGGTGAGGGTAGAAGATGTTTTACCTGTACCCATTCCCGCAAACACGGCGCAACGCTCATTATCAAGAATATGGTTGATAATTAAATGTTGGTAATCGTGCGGTACGAATTTACGTGGTTGAGTCATGGGTTTGGCTCCGATTTCATAAAACCGATCCAATGCGTATTTGCACGTTTACCACTTGGGTGCCCGAACCACGGTTTTTGATCTGTTAAGGCTAGAACTTCGCTGACTTTAATTTGGGTTTCATTCCATTTGAAAATCAACATACCGTTTAGTTTGAGCACACGAAAGCACTCCGAAAAACCTTTGGCCAAGTCTTCTTTCCAGTTTTCACCTAATTTCCCATACTTCAAAGCAAGCCAACTTTTATCGCCTGCATGCACTAAATGTGGTGGGTCAAAAACTACTGCATGAAAAGTCTCATCTTCAAAAGGCATGTTTCTGAAATCCATTTCGATGTCTGGATTGATTTCAAGTGAGCGCCCATCACACAAAATATGTGATTCTTTACGTATATCCCCAAAGGTCACATTTGGATTGCTACGATCAAAATGAAACATACGAGAACCGCAACAAGGGTCTAAAACTTTAGCCGTCATTTTTCACCTGCCTTATTCGCACCCCAAGCAGATAAGCTGTCTTGTTGTGCAGGAATAAATTTAATAAGTTGATGCTCTCTAAGTCCCTGAAGTAGCTTTCTAAACTTATTCAGACTTAGTCCTTTATCTTTAACGCGAAGGGCGCTATACATTTGGCGTGTATAAGCGACTTTATTTGCGTTTAAGAATTGAAGAGCTTCTTGCTCAATTTCATTTAAGTTCGGGCAAGCAATCTTTTCCTTATTAGTAAAGTTCACCCTAGTAACTCCTCAATTCGCTCTATGCTGTCTATAACTTCAACTCGTTGCCCCATCTTGCGCATGCGTTCATGTTCACGTGCTTGGGCTGCGGTTGGTTTTTCCTTTGGTGCCTTTAGCTCTGCCCAAAAAGTATTGTCTGGTAGCATTACCAGACGGTCGGGTGCAGAGTTTCGGCTAATCCATTTAACCTTGCGGACTTCGCCCCCTAGGGCTTTGACCCTGTCCACAAGGTATTTTTCAATTACTGATTCGCGCATATTTACGCCCGTAAAGGCATAACTACGCCCTTGGCATGTTGGTCGAATAAAGTGCCGTCAAAATCTACTAAAGCAGCTTGATTTGCAGACTGTGGACGCAATAAAACGTTTATGCCATTACCACCAAGTGCTTTATGAATCTTTTGGAAATCAGCCAAATAGGACCAATTGAAAGTCGGATAGCGTCCTTGGTACTCGAAAGGTACTTCTTTTGGATAAATACGTTGCCAATCAGGGAATTTCCCATCAATAGGAATGAAAAGCTCATGCACTTGTAGAGGAAAGTTTGAAATTTTTCCTTGCTGTGTACTACGATCAATTACGATGGTGCAATGCCCCTTACGGTTTTTACTTGGTACTTTTTTAATAAAGGCTTTTACAGCTTCAGTTGGAATAATGAAGTTGATTTCTTCATTTAAACCGTCGATCTTGCATGCAAATGCTCTGTGACCATCGGTAGAAACAACATGCCCTTTATTAATAGCCACGCCATTTAAATAAAAACGTATGTCTTTAATTGCTGTGCAAATTGTTGCTGCATCCAATACCTGCATTGGAATTTCAATTTTGATGTTTTCCATCGTTTTAGTCCTTCTTATAGCGATATGACTCAAAGCCCGCTGCAGCTAAAGGCAAATCAAGTGCCCATTCGGGATTGGTAGCAAGCAGGCTTGATAAATGTTCGTGGTTGTATTCAGGTACGTCATCGGCTTCTGTAATCACTTCATCGTGTACAGTTAAATCAATTTCGTAACCTGAACTGTCGATTAAAGGCATGTTGTGGCCGAGAACATCACGGGCAACTGCTTGCGTAATGTTCTCGGCAAACTTGCCGCCATAGGTGTAAAGACGTTCCCATTTACGTGTGTATTGGTTATTGCCCATGTAAGAAATTTTGTTGTCATCCGCTTTTGCGCCCGGATAACAAAGGAAACGACCACTTGGCAATTTGATGTAAAGCCAAGAGCCTTTTTTAATGAAAATAACTTTGCGGCATGGAAAAGGCTTATCGGGGTTGTTAATGGCATTAATTGCTGCCACACGAAGTTCATTCCACCATGCAGAAATATTTGGATGTGCGTAACGCCAAGAACGTTTGAACGAGTCACACACTAACCATGTGTTTTTCTTTAAACCGAAAGTGGTGCGCTTTTCTTTTTTATGCCATTCCCAAGCGCGGATTGCTTCGTTCATTATGCTTGGGTCAATGCTGTCAAAAGCTTGTGCGGCCATGTCGTCTAGGTCTAAGCCGTATGCAGCTGCAAACGTTAAAAATGCACCTACACCACCTTCGTAACCTAAAGCCAATTCCTGAACCTTACCGACTTGGCGTTGTTCTTTGTCTACGTCTTCAGGTGATACACCAAACGATTTTGCATAAGCCAATTTATAAAGGTCATGGCCTTCGCCTGCATCAAAGTCATAGAACGCTTTGAGTTTCCATGTTTCACCCGCAAGCCAAGCTAGGGCGCGGCCTTCAATGTTTGATAGATCGGCTACAACGAGTTTTTTGCCTTCTGGCGCACAGATACAACCGCGAATTGCAGAGCTTGTTAGTTCCATGACGTTTTCATAGAACATATCCGCGCAGCCTATTTTTAAAGTCTCGATGCCTTCGTCAATTACATCTTGCTTGAGCGTAGGACGGGGTAGGTTTTGCGGTTGGAATAATCGGCCCGCCCATCGTCCTGTGCGCGATGCACCGTTAAACTGTAAAGTTCCGCGTAATCGACCGTCTGAGCTAACACCTTTAGCGAGCGCGGTGTATTTTGCTGTACTGGTAGTTGAAGCCTGTAAACGGATGGCAAGCAATTCGCGAACTGCAAGTGGCAAAGAGTCGTCATTAATACGGCGCTCTAAAGTTGATTTCTGCATATCTGGCAGCGAAACACCATGCGCTTCAAGAATATGCTTAAGCATTGCATCGCGTTGGGTAGCTGCCTGTACTTCACCATCGGTTAACGCAACGGTGCGTTTTGCCAATCCTTTTTGCGCTTTGTCTACTGCTTCAATTGCAGATTCAACAAGATCAAGGTCAATACAAACGCCACGGTCATTAATTTTTTGGTCAAGGTGCCAAAGTGCTAATTCAGCTCCACGATAATTCCACTTCGGAATGCGTTTATGTAACTCGCGCATCGCCAAAATATCGTTTTTGGCATAGCCAAGGAAACGCGCCCATTCAAGCGGATGCGTTTCACGGGTAGCGCGGCGTAATTTTTGATTAGCAGGGCGGGGCTTGCAGAAAAGCTGAATAAGTTGTTTACCTGCTTTGTCCTTCGCCTTGTCTTGATCGATCTTGAAAATTTCACAAAGTGAATCAAGCGAACCGGGCAAAGAATGGCTCAAAGCTTGGACCATTGTGTCTTCCCAACGTTCGATTGGTAGAACAATATCAAGGCCCATCTTCGGCAAAGCATGTCGTAAAACGGTACGGTCAAAATGTGAATTGTGAGCGATAAGTTTTACATTTGGATCGTTCAGTAATTTGCAAAGTTCATTTGATAAAGGGTTAGATGCAACATCTTCAACATGAACAGGGCCGTCATTTAAAGCCCAAGCAAATACTGTAATTTCAACTTGTTCTGCATAAGCATGCGTGCCGTTTTTAATTGGCACTTCGCAATATGTCTCAAGGTCAAGCCAAAGGATGTCATCCATTTTTATAATTCCTATTTTGCTTTGGTAAAGTGAACGCAGAGGGTCAGCAATACATTCACTTTCCAAAGCAACCCGCAAAATGCGAGATGCTTTTAGGGTTATGCTTCGAAAACACCTTGGTAGAATTCGCCTTGAAGTTCGGCTAATTTTCCTTTCAGAATTTCGATAAATTGATCAGCACGTTTTTGGTCGTGGTTGTCTTTACCTACAAAACGCAAAATAAATGTAGGTTCAGAGTTATTTACGGAAATACGTAGGGAAATGGTGATTGCTTCAACAGGCAAGCCTTTGTAGCTTTCAGTGTTCAACACGATTGCAGTAGGTAAGTTTTCATCAATGCCTGTAGCTTCTAGGCTTTCTGCTGCACTGCGTTGGTATCCCATTTCAGCAACATGGCTGTTTAATTCCGCGTTTTTAGCAATTTTTACTTTGCGTAATGCGCGAATGCCTTTATCGAAGGGAATTACGGTATTTAAGGTTGCCCCATCTTCGCCAGTAGATTTACCTTGAAGGGTAATGAACTCGGCCCAATCGTCTAATAGATCGATTAAATCTTCTTGGTTATAACGGCGGGTGTTAGCAATTTCAAAAGCGATAAATTCAGGCTTTTTATCCAAAACTAAAACGGCAGTGTCGTCAGCATGACCAGGGTCGGCTTCATTACCAATATTAAAAAACGCTTCTGCTTTAAGTGTGCTACGGGTATTAATGAAATTTTTTAAGCCTGCAACGCCACGTGCTTTTGCATATTCAACAAACGAATCAATATTGCTTGTGTTGAAGGTGCCGCGGAAACGGTCACGCAAAGCATTAAATTTTTCTGTGCTATGGACCTTAAACCCTTCAGGTACGATTGCAATTGAAGCTGTTTTATCAACCTGAACGGGTAAGTTGCCTTGTGCTGCAATTGCTAGCGCTGCGATTTTGTCTACGTTTAGTTGTTCCATGTGTTATTTACCTTATAAAGTTTGGTAGGAAAGGGATTAGCCGTTTAGATAATCTTCGGCTTTGACGCGTTCAGGCATTAAAGACAACTTGCCGCCTTGAAGAACATGCATAGGGGTCTTGCCGCTAGCATTTTCGGTTTTATCGCCTGTTTCGGTCGGGGCTTTGAAATTGATTTTGTGGGCAACTTCGACTTGATTACTGTCAGAAATCTGGTTAATGGTTAATTCCAAAGTAACTTTGCCTGCTTTGCCGTGAGTCACTACGGCACCTGCTACAGTTGAAAGGAATAGACCTAATTGCTTTTCAGCTACACCGCTTTTTAGGTCACCAAGAAATTGAGGTACATCGGTTAGATTATTCATTGTTGTTTTCCTCATTTAGGATTTAAAAATTCGGGTCACACTATCGCAGTGACCGCGGTAAACGCCTTCTGAGTCAAGGTGCAAAATCGTTTACTGCCATGGTTATTTCCAGTATCGACACTCATGGCTTGTCGATTAGCGCCGGTCTCCTAACGCACTGGCTCACTCATATTTTTATGCGCCTGCAAATAACGGGTCTTCCGTTTCATCAGCTGCGCTTAAGTCTTCGAAATCGTCTTCAGAAGCTACGCCACCGCCTGCAAATGCTTCACCGTCTTTCAGGAATTGCACACCGCGAAGTGATGCGTTGATACGTTTGCCGTAGTTGTTGTCTTGGCACCAAAGCTCAATTGCAGCATTCACGTAGCAACCTGCATAAGGCCGACCGTCTGCTTGAACTAACGGTGTTTTACCGTCACGGTCGAAAATTGTTGGACGGGTTTTATTACGTGCTGAAATAAAGTAGTTACCCGCATAACCTTCGTAATCGCCTTTAGTGTCACCATCGTGTAGGGCCATACGGTCTTTGGTATCGATTTCTTTTTTAACTTGAGGCCATTTAGCGCCCCATTTTTCAGCACCCATTTTGTCCATCGCCTTACGGATTTCATCAAGCTGCGGATGATCGCTAGCAAGAATGAAAGACGCAGAGAAAGCGGGGTCGCCTTCGCCATTTACAGTTTTAGCTTCAAATAAAGCAGGGAAAGCAAGGCGTACATTGTTTAAACGAATTTTCATGGTTATTACTCCGATACTGTTAAATCTTCAAATTGTGGTTTCATGTCCAAAGCGGGACGTTTGTCGCTTTCAGGTGCGACAGTAGGTTTACCGTCCGCCTGAGTAATAAGGGCTTCAATTTTTGTCCATTGGCGCGGGCCGATAGCTTCATCTTTCTTGAGAGCTTCCGCCTTTGTTGGACTAATTAATTTCAGGTCATACATCTGTTCGGTTTTAAGGCGCATGCTTTTAAGCAGTTTTTCTGCTTCTTCTGCATCGGTCCAAGCGCGGTTGCCTTTCTTGCCTTGAACCATCTTGAAGCCGGGTATTGCTTCACCTGCATGCATCTTTTGGTGAACCACTGAATCGACTGCTTTAACCCATCCTTCGAGAAGGGGGATAACTGCATACATTCGGCTAAGTTGTTCGTTCTCTAAACTTGGAACTTGTGCCGTTGCATTGGTGATTTCTTCTTGCAAATCGAGTTGGGTTAAATCCTCAAACTCGCCTGCAATGGTTTCTACCAAGTGCTTTTGTAGCGCAGGGCAAGTTGCCTTTGCTTTACACCAGTGGCACTGTTTCTCACCAGGATTAAATGAACCGTCTAGGTCGGCAATCGCGCCCATATCGCCTTCATCTAATCCCTCTTCTAAGGAGCGGATGTGAGAAGCGGAGGCTTTGGCTTTATCTGCAAAGTCGTAAAGCTCTTCAACTGTTAATACAGATTCAGATTGATAGCCTAAGCGTGGTTGATGAATGACCATTCGCACTTGTTTAAAGTCACCGAACATTCCAAATGTCGCTAAAGCGCCTAATCCGTAAAGTGCAAGTTGTTCATTGCTTTCTGCATCAACCTTTACGCCTTTACCGTATTTCAGGTCGTGGACCTGAATTTCAGTTTCAGTTAGAACAACTGCATCACTTGTGCCGAAAGAACCTTCAGCACCTACGAAGTCGGAAAAATCAACACGCTGTTCTACAAGTAATTGGTTGCCGTCTGCTTGAGCACGAACCGCATCTAAATAGATTTGGACGTTCTCAACCATTTCTGCTTCTACTGTGAAGAAGTTAGAAACAGGGCTTTCTGTGGCTTCATCAATCCAAAGGGCGTTGCCTTTGATAATGACTATCGTGTGACCTTCAAAATCTGCTGCATCCTTTCCTTGCTCTAAACATTCAGAAGCAAGGAAATGTGCAGCGGTGCCAAGATCAGCGTGTTCTGAGCTGCTGTCAGGTAGGTCTTTTTCGAGAATCACACTACCTGCACAACGCATCCAACGGTGGGCCGAAGAAGGACTTAATTTTGCATGTGCTGTCATGACTTAATCCTTATTGAGCTGCCGTAAAGCCTGCTGCAACTGCCAAAGCAATAATGATGAACAGGGCAAGGGTAAAACCTATTAACTCACCAACAGTAAACACGGCTTTGATTCGCTTATTTAAAAAATGGGTTTGAGTGTTCATGCGCATTTCCTTATGCAAGTGCTTTTTCGCAAGCTTCAATTACAGCCGCGTATTTATCCGTAGGGATTGTTGCAACCGTAGTAACGCCGATATCGCTTAAGATTTTTAAAAGTGCAGCACGGTCTTTTTTAGCTACTGCTAAACAAGTGTCTTTCACTTCTTTTTCAGTGATTTCTGATTTAGTTGTTTCTTCAACAACTTCATCTTTTGGCTCTTCAACTGGTGCAGTTTCAGATTTGGTTTCTTGTACTTCTTCAACCTTTTCTGCTTTGGTTTCTTTAACCGTTTGAGTTTTTGCAGGGTTAGAAGTTTTAACTTCGGCGTTTTTGATTTCCGCTGTTTTGGTTTCACCAAACACGTAAGTTTCAAGACGAGTTGCATCTTTAATTACGTCTTCAATGTCAGTTTTGCCTGTGCGGATTAGTTGTGCGCAAATTTCGCTGCGCCATGCATGGATATCTGTTGTCATTTTCATTCACCCTAAAAATTACGTTGTACGTAAGTTATGGGGTTAAGTTAAACGCAATTTAAACATACGTCAAGCGTAATTTTATGCTTAAGACGTAAAAAAGCCCGCATTAAATGCAGGCTTTTGATTTATAAAATTTTAAAGTTTAAACATCCATTTCCATGCGTTTTACAACGCCGCAGAAAGTAGTGCCTGGTGGGACTGCTATAACTGGGTACTTATCGTTTAATGGTTTTAGGTATGTACCAGATTCATCATCAATAAGTTGTTTAAAGGTAGCTTTATTGCTATCGGGCATTAGCGCAATGACATGGCTTTTATTATGCGCTTGCTCTTCTGGTTCGACGATGATGATACATCCTTCTGGAAATTTAGTTTCCATACTATCACCTACAACTCGTAAGGCATAGGTGTAACGGCGGGCACGGTAGGTAGTTTCAACCCATTCAACATTATCTAGGGCGTGGGGCTCGTGAAACACTTCTTGGCATTTTCCTGCTTGGACCCATGAAATTAAAGGAACTTTCCTTAATTCAGGGGCGGGTTCAAAGTTATCAACTTCAGCACCTGATGCGATAGCAAAGAATTCAGGAACAGATACCCCCAATGCATCCGCTAATGTAGGTAACTTATCAACTTCAATTCCTTGTTGACCTTTCTCATATCGGGAAATGTTTGCGGGTGCAACGCCTAATTTTTCTGCAAGTGTATCTTGAGTCATTTTCTTAGCCTTTCTCAATTTACGCATTGCTTGCCCGATTTCAGTTTTCATGTCTATCCCACATAGGTCTAAAAAGTTGGCTATTTATACCCTATTTTATCAATTATTACGTTAAACGTAATGAAGTGAGACGTAATTTTGCTTGTTTAAAACTTACGTTTAACGTATATTTTGGGGGAGTTACACATAAAAAGGTTAATGAAAATGGCCTCTCCATTAGCAAGAAAACGCAAGGAACTAAAGCTAACAGTTGAGCAAGTGGCCTCAGGTGTTGGCTGTTCTGCACCTAATTATTGGCGAATTGAATCCGGGGAACAACAGCCGCGCAAGAATCTTCTCCAAGCAATTATTCGCTATTTCGACAATCAAGTTACCGAAATGGAAATTCTATTCCCTGAACAGTTCGCAAGTGAAGATGATTTCGAAGACCTCACACAAGAGGAGAATGCCGAATGACTGAAGGTCAAAAATTTGATAACGCTAAACCGCGTTTCTCGTTAATTCCAAAAGGTTCGCTTGCGCCCGTAATCAATGTACTTGAATTCGGTGCGCGTAAATATTCAGAAGACAATTGGCGCAAAGTTGCCAATGCAGAAACACGTTATTTCGATGCAGCTCACCGACACCTAAACGCATGGTGGGATGGACAAACGGCAGACCCTGAAACGGGTGAATCACATTTAGCGCATGCAGTTAGCTGTTTGCTTTTCATTTTGTCATTGGAACAAGAAAAGAGCGTACCGCATGCAATTTGTGGTACTTGCGGATTTGCTCCATGTGAATGTAAGCAAACTCTTGCAAACACGGATACCTATCGACCGTTACGAAACTCTTATTCAGTTGAATGGGGGCGTTGATATGGATGCTAAACAATTTATTCGTGAGTATGGTCTTGTGAAGGCTAATAAAGTTGTTGATGGCGCGCCTAGTAATGCTGAGAGTTTTCAAGATGGTTACTACTTCAGAACTAAGCCGCAATTTGAATTTCACAACGGTTTTCACCCTGTTTGGAACATAACGGATAACGATGGTGCGTATTTCAAAAAACGGGGGTTCGATCCGGTAGGGATTAATGATCTGAAAATGGCGCTTGAAAGTATTCGCATCGTTGATCAATTCGGTGGAATAGAAAAAGCTAAGTTCAAATCACGAACCAAAGACGGGATGGGTTATTTAAAAGAGTGCATCGCGGATGTTGAAGCAATTTATACCAATCCTCAATTTACCTACACGGTTTTAACTGGCGCACAAGTTGGCTCAGTGCTTCAGCTCACGCCACAAATTGATGACATGGGTGACGATAGTAACTTAGATCATCACGTTTCACCTTTCTGTGAGGTGCGTGACGTATGAGTTATTTCAAGGAGCATGGAAAAACCTTACTTGCGCATCACTACATGATTGTGCCGATCAAGCAAGGTTTAAAACGTCCTGTAATGGATGGATGGCAAAACGTTCGGCTTACTGCAAGTGACATACCGCGCTTTGCAAATCAAGGCGTAGGTATTTTAACAGGTCAAGGGCCTTTCCCAATTTGTGCAGTTGATATTGACGTAAATGATGCAGATTTATCACACCAGTTTGCAGAATGGTGCCGTGATAATTTAGGTGTGAGCTGTGAGCGTGTCGGGAATGCACCAAAAATATTACTGGTGTATAGAGCTGAAGATTCTGATTGGGGTAAATCAACTTCGGCGTGGTTTGCCGATCCTGCCGAAGCAGATAAACCTTTTAAAGAAATACATAAACATCGTATCGAAGTGCTTGGGCGCGGTCAACAATTCGTCGCATATCACGTTCACCCCGATACGAATAAGCCGTATGAATGGGTTGATTTCTTCGGTGGGCTAACTGAATTTGCTGCTAATGCTTTGCCGACCATTACCAAAGAACAGGTCGAAGAAGCGGTTAAAGCTTTTGAACGGATGGCTGAAGAACACGGCTTTGTGCGTGTGAAAAACAGCAAATCGCGTATTGGTGCTTTGACGTCTAGCGAACTCGCGGATGAAGAAGATTTATTAATGACGACCACGGCAACAATCGGTTGGTCGTTGGATGATGCAAAAAAATATTTAGAACATATAGACAATGAAGATTATGACACTTGGTTGCGTGTGGGGATGTCTTTACATCATGAGTTTGACGGCAGTGACGTTGCTCTCGAACTATGGAATGAATGGAGTTCTACCGCATCGAATTACGTTAGCTTTGAAGAGCTCGAATACCGTTGGGGTACGTTTAGCGGTACGGGTTCAACTATCATCACAGCGCACTGGTTACTTAAAACAGGTCGTGAATCTAAACAAGCAAAACTTAGATTAGAGAAACGGCAGATTCTTGCTGACATTAAAAATCAGATTGCTGATTGCCGTGACCAACAAGAGCTTTTGCAGGTTGTAGCCAAAGAAGCGGGCAAGGTTGCAGGTACTGACCTTGCTTTACGCACTGAACTATCGGGCCTTCTTCGCCAACGCTTCAAGCAATTAACCAAGATCAGTATTTCAGCGCGTGAAGTGAATATCGCAATGGGCGGTCGCAAAGTCCAAATTGCACTTGATGATGCTCAAAAACGCCCGATGACTGAATTTGGTAATGCTTCAAGAATGCTAGACGCTTACGGCAATGAAATTATGTTTATTGCCGAAACAAATACCTGGTACCGATGGAACGGCGTTTATTGGGAATCGTGCGTGAACATGGTCATCGAGCAGTATGCAAAGCAAACTGTTTTGGCTATGGGCGATGAGGCCAAAAAGATTGATGACGATGCACAACGTGCCGAGTTCTATCAATTCTGTGCCATGTCTCAAAAGGCGTTCATGGTCAAAAACATGGTGACGCTTGCTCAATCCGATCCACGTGTATTGGTTCCGATCAAAGAATTAGACAGTGATATTTATTTATTGGGTTGTGCAAACGGCGCAGTGAATTTGCGTGATGGTGAATTGGTTAAGCCTAATCAAGAATTGCTTATCACATATAGCACTGGTGTTGAATACAACCCTAAAGCCAAATGCCCTTTATTTGAAAAGACTGTTCTTGATGCCTTTTTTGGCGATGAAGAAATGGCTAATTTTTTCCGTCGTTTAATGGGCTACGCGATTTTAGGAAATCCAAAAGAAAATCTTATGGTCATCCCGTTCGGCGATGGCTCAAACGGTAAATCAACTGTACTCACAACCATTTTCAAAGCGCTTGGCGATTACGCCAAGATGACGCCTGCTGAGACTTTTTTAGGTGAAGGTCGAAGTAATGCAGGTGGTGCGCGTGAGGACTTATTGCGTCTACGTGGTGCCCGTTTTGTCTATGTCGGTGAACCGGAAGAAAACAAGGAATTAAAAGAAGGCTTGGTTAAATCCATGACAGGCGGTGAATCCATCACGGCCCGCGGTCTTTATTCGCGAGTTTCTGTTGAGTTCAAGCCAACGTGGACCGTTGTAATGCCAACGAACCATAAGCCAATCATTAAAGGCGGTGACCATGGTATTTGGCGTCGCTTAATGATGATTCCTTTCCAAAGAAATTATGACGCTGACAAGTCCCTTGTTAAAGACCCAAACCGATCTGAAAAGTTGTTAGGTGAACTTGAGGGCGTTTTAGCTTGGCTTGTGCGTGGGGCACTTGAATATCAGCAAGACGGCTTGAACGAGCCGAACAAGACGAAAGAAGCACGTGACGAATATCGCGATGAAATGGACCTTTTGAAGGACTGGATCAGTGAATGCTGCGAGCTTGGTGACTATCGCGAAACGTCTCAAAACCTTTGGGTGAGTTGGGAGACTTACGCAAAAGCACGTAACGAATTGCGCTATATCCCTTCATCAAGGGCGCTAGGTCGTCGGCTTAGTAGCAGATTTCAGTTAATCCGTAGTACAGGCGGCAAAAGGCTTTTTGCAGGTATTAGGGTTTCCGTAACTCCTGATTCCGAATTATTTGCGGATGAGAGCAGTAAGCAATGAGGATTGAACACGTAGTTTTTTGCGTATACGCAAATTTCTGCGTGTTTGTTGGTGTAGGCAAATGTCAAAAGTGACGTTAGTGACGTTTAAAGTGCGGTTTTCCCTTAATTTCTATTTATATATATAGGGCTTTTAAGAAAAACCAATAAATAACGTCACTAACGTCACTCCAAAGACAAAAACGAAAAAATTAACGACTTGGAGGAGCGCGCCCATGCCTGTTTTGGCTTTTCTCCCTGAATTTGTAGTGAAAGACAAAGTAAAGCGTAGCTCTGAGCCAAAAGTTACAGAGGATGACGTGAAAAACATACGAGAACTACATAAATCGGGCATGTCTTATAGACAACTTGGTCATAAATACGAAATTTCCCATGAGATGTGCAGACGTATTTGCACAGGGTATTGCTATAAGGAGGTCTTCTAATGGCTTTACGTGGAAAACAACAACGATTTGTTGATGAATATCTGATTGATCGTAATGCAACGCAAGCTGCAATTCGCGCAGGATATTCTGCAAAAACTGCATATTCAATCGGCGAACAGAACTTGAAAAAACTTGAAGTTAAAAAAGCCATTGAAGAAGGCGAAAAAGAACTTGCAGAACGCAACAAGATCACACAAGACAAGGTATTAAATCGCTTATGGGAAATGGCAACCGCTGATCCTAACGAATTAATGCGATATATGCGTGTTAACTGCCGATTCTGTTGGGGTATTGACCACAATTACCAATGGACAGTAGGCGAATTTAAAAGAGCAATTCAACACGCGCACGACACGAATGCACCTGAACCAAAATGTGAAGGCGGTTTAGATTTTGATCGTCTCAAAGCGCCTAATCCAGATTGCCCAGAATGCCGCGGCGAAGGCGTTGGATATACGTATATCGCAGATACGACACGTGTAAGTGACCAAGCCAAATTGCTTTATGCAGGTATTAAAGAATCTCAGCACGGCATAGAAATCAAAATGAATGACCAAGTCGCTGCTTTGATTAAAGCAGGTCAGCACATTGGCATGTTCAAAGATCGTGTAGAACTTGGCAACGACCCAGAAAACCCGCTAACCGATCCAAAAGCAGCAAGCACACAGTTAAGCCTTCTTGCCAAGTTGAAAAAGGCTAAGGCTAAAAAGGAGAAAGGCGATGGAAATTAACGGCAAAACAGTTCCATTTACCGCGACCCACTACCATTGGCATTCACGCGAGTTTTTAAGGATAGGTAAACATGGTTACGCTCAATGCCTTATCAATGGCAAGCACTGGGTTGATTGCGGCAATTTGACAAATGCCCAATTGGTTGCGGGTGAACACAGAACAATTATGAAGTTGTTCAAAACAGGCTTGTCACGTGACATATGCAATATGCGCCTTTTCTTCATTGGTTCAACATATCGGATTGGGTGATTGCATGACCAACGATGACGAACTACTCGCATTAATTGCGGATATGAGCGAATCGGAAATTGAGCAATTTATTAATTCGCTTGATGAAGATGAACGTGCAGTTATCAGCAGGATTCTTGCAAATGCGCCTGTATGGTTCCCGCTTGAAGGTCCACAAATGGCAGCTTACACATCAGATGCTGACATTATCGGCTACGGCGGTGCAGCGGGTGGGGGCAAGACCGATTTGATTGCAGGCTTGTCACTCAATGTCCATAAACGCGTGCTGATTGTACGGCGCGAGAAGGCACAGACAGACGGCATTGTGCAACGTATCGAAGAGATCGTAGGGCACAAGAACGGGTACAACACGCAAAAGTCAGCATGGCGCTTTGACAATGGCCGTCTCTTAGAGTTCGGCGGCCTTGACAACATGGGCGATGAGAAACGTTGGCAAGGGCGTGCGCATGACTTGAAGGCATTGGACGAAGCAACAGAAATCCGTGAGTCACAAGCAATGTTCGTAATGGGTTGGAATCGTACCAGTGATCCGACAATTAAACCAAAGTGCCTTTTGACATTTAACCCGCCTACTACAGCCGAAGGCCGTTGGGTTTTAGATTTCTTTGCACCTTGGATTAAGAAAGGGCATCCGAACCCTGCACAGCCGGGCGAGTTGCGTTGGTTCGCACGTATCGGCGGCAAAGATCAAGAAGTTGAGAGTAATAAACCCTTTGTACTTATTGACGATCAAATTGTTTATGACTTTGACCCTAAAGACTACAAGCCCGAACTCATCATTAAACCTAAATCACGCACGTTCATTCCTGCACGTGTGACGGACAACAAGTACTACATGGAAACAGGCTACATGAGTACCTTGCAAGCGCTGCCTGAACCTTTGAGGTCACAAATGTTATACGGCGATTTCGGTGCGGGTATTGAAGACGACCCTTGGCAAGTTATTCCTACAGAATGGGTTGAAGCGGCTCAAGCACGTTGGAAACCACTTGAAGACATGCGCATTTTGCATCGTGGAGATTTCAAGATGGATTCTTACGGATTGGACGTTGCACGTGGCGGTGGCGATAACACGATCGGATTTCCGCGTTACGGTTATTGGTACGACAACCCGAACGTACTTGAAGGTAAGGATTCACCAGACGGACCAACAAGCGCATCGTTTGCTGTCTCACATGTTCGTGACCATGCGCCCATTCATGTCGATGTGATTGGTGTAGGTGCAAGCACATACGATTTCTTAAAGCAATCAGGCATTCACGTTGTGCCTGTAGACGTCCGCAATGCTGCAACTGCATTTGACCGTTCAGGCCAACTTAGTTTTTACAACCTGCGTTCACAACTCTGGTGGCAGTTCCGCGAAGCATTAGACCCCGCATATGGAAGCACAGTTGCATTGCCACCTGAACCAAAGCTTTTAGCAGATTTAACGGCGCCACGTTGGGCGTTGCAAGGTACCAAAATCAAAGTGGAATCTCGAGAGGAAATTATTAAGCGTATTGGCCGCAGTCCCGATTACGGTTCAGCAATTATCAATGCGCAAATTGATACGCCTAAACGCCACATTATGCAGGCGATCAATGCATCAGCTGCTAGACGTGATTACGACCCATACGCGTAGTGTCAACAGGAAACAGGGCCTTTTCAATGTGCCAATCGCATAATGTCGAAAAAGGCAAAACTAATCGGAGCCCTTCAATGTGCGTGAAAAATATTCTTGACGGCGTAACCAATATTCTTGGGATGGATGCACCAAAGGCGCAAGTCATTGCACCGCCAAAGCAACCAACGCGCCAAGATTCTAAATCTCCTGATTCATCCGCGACCATTGACCGTGTACAGCAAGCACAAAATTCCATGTCTGGTGGTATTGCAAATACGCTTTATACCGATGCTCAAGGCGTGAGTGACGAAGATTTGCGCTTAGGCAAGAAAACTTTATTAGGCGGTTAAGATGACTGAAGACGATATCAGAGCGCTGAAAAAACGGTTTGATGCTGTTTGGCAATTACGTGTAAATGATATGGACGATTATTGTGCCGAATTAGCATTACACGTTTTGCCTGCTGCCATCAAAACGATTAAAGACCAAGAAAAGCATGACCGATCTGCATGGTCCAAAATTGTTGATAACACTGGTAAAGACTCGTTGAAAACCCTTGCAGCGGGTATGGTATCGGGCACTTGTTCGCCAAGTCGTAAATGGTTCACCTTGCAAGCCGCAGATGAATCATTGCAAAAGGATATTGAAGTTCGCCAATGGCTTAAAGCTGTTGAGGATGCTTGTTATGTTGCTTTTTCAAAAAGCAATGTTTATCGAACTGTGCATCATATTTACATGCAAGAAGGCGCTTTCGGCATTGGTGCGGCGTTAGCACCTGAACATGGCCGCAATTCAAAAGCTCAACTCATGGATTTAATACCGCTTACTTTCGGTGAGTTTGCTATCACAACGGACGAGTTTAATAAACCGAACGGCGTTTATCGCAAATTCAAATTAACCTCTATCAACATGGTTAAATATTTTGGATTGGATAACGTTTCGGATGCTATTAAGAACGCGTTTGAAAATAAAAACTACGAACAAGAGTTTGAAGTTTGCCATGCAATTTATGAACGAGTAGATGCAAAAGGGTATGGACCTAAAAACATGCCTTTCGCTTCAATTTACTATGAACCAAGTTCATCAAATAAATTGCTACGCGAAAGTGGCTTAATGAGTTTTCAGGTTATTTGCGGACGTTGGACTGTTTCAAGTAGTGATGTGTACGGCGAAGGACCTGCAAGCGATTGCATTGGTGATTTACGTGCATTACAGAAAGGTCATCAACAAATTGCAGTAGGTGTGGACTATCAAGTTCGACCGCCTTTGCTTTTACCTGATTACTTGAAAGGTCATGAGCGTGAGACATTGCCAAACGGTATTGCATTTTACCAAGCGTCACCAACGAGCCAAGTTGCACAAGTTCAAGCAATGTTGAATGTGCAATTCGATTTGAACGGTGTTATGGCGCAGATTGCACAATGTCAAGAGCGTGTTAAACGCGCATTTCATACAGATTTGTTCATGATGCTTGATGCTTTTGATAAAGGCAAAATGACCGCTACAGAAGTATATGAACGCAAATCTGAAAAGATGCTCATGCTTGGTCCGGTAGTAGAACGTCAAATTGATGAATTATTGCGTCCACTCGTTGAAATCTGCGTTGAGCGTGTATTAGCAAACAGTGAATACCTACGCCAAATTGCACCAGAAGCTATTCAAAACGCCGATGTCGAAATCAATTTCGTATCCATACTTGCACTTGCACAGAAATCTTCTGGTTCGGCAATTCTTGAACGTGCCCTTGCCATGATTGGGCAAGTAGCCCAAGTCGACCCGCAAGTACTTGATAAAGTTGATACAGATAAATTTATGGATGAATACGCAGAGATTAACGGCGTATCGCCTGATATTTTCCGTCCTCAACGTATCGTTGACCAAATCCGTAGTGACCGTGCAGCACAACAACAAATTGCACAGCAACAAGCCCTTGCGGCCCAACAAGCACAAACGCAAAACACTAACGCCAATACGGTTAAGACCGTAAGCGATACAGATGCAGAAACTTTGTCTGACATGTTCTTGCAAGGCGGTGGCGCATGAGCGATTTAGAAACCAAAGCTAAAGAAAATAAGAGTGAACGTGACCAGGAACTAAATGACCTGCGCTCAATCTTGGAAACGGAACACGGTAAACGTTTTCTAATGCGATTAATTGATCGGGCAAGCATATTTCAACCCACCTATGGCGGTGGGTCACAAATCAGTGATTTTGCTTTCATGGAAGGCCGCCGAGAGTTTGGCCTATACATCCTTGGTGAAATCACACAAGCCAATTCAGATGCATGGCTAGACATGCAGAAACAACGATTTTCAAAACTTAAAGAGAAGGTGAACCATGAGCGAAGTGACAACAACTACGACAGCAACTGATGCAGCAACTACCGCTACTACAACGGATACACCTGCTGTAACTACAACTGCTACTGAAACAGGTGGGGGCAATCCTGCTACAACTCAGGTTGAAACCACACCTACTACAAGCACTACTACAGAAAATACTGAAACAAAGCCTGAAGTTTTATTAGGTGGTGAAGAACCGCATGCAGAACAGCCGATTCAATACACAGATTTCACTATGCCTGAAGGGTATTCACTGAACCCAGAAGATTCAAAAACACTTCAGGAGCTTGGGCAACAGTTCAAAATGCCGCAAGAAGCGGTGCAAAAACTTGTCGATTTAGGGGTGCAAATGCAACAACGACAAGCGCAAGAACAACAAAAAGTGATTGCTTCTTGGGTTGACGCAGCTAAAGCGGACCCTGAATACGGCGGGGAAAAATTGAAGGAAAACCTGTTGACAGCACAACGCGCCTTCAGCTTACCACGTGGCGCTGAAATCTCTAAGATTCTCTTTAAGAGCGGACTCGGTAACCATCCCGCTGTAATTGGCTTTATGACAGAAGTTGGTAAGTTGTTAGAAGGTGACAACATGACACATGGAAAAGGCACAAATACAGCGAACGTGGCACCAGCGGCCGTATGGTATGACAAATCATAAGGAATACTTAGATGCCTACGATTGTACAAACAAACCCAACATTAGCCGACGTTGCCCATAACATTGGTACGAACTCTAAAGTTGGGGCGATTATCGATGTACTCAACAAACGTCAAGACTTACTTGACGATGCTGTAGTGCTTGAAGCAAATAGTGGTACCCACAATAAAACTAGCGTTCGCTCAGGTTTACCAAAAGGTACATGGCGTAAATTGAACTATGGTGTGCAACCCGAAAAAACATCACGTGTTCAAGTCTCTGATAGTACTGGTCAGTTAACTTCGTATTCAGAAGTTGATAAAACCTTGTACGACCTTCAAGGCGAAAATAAAAAACAATGGCGCTCTGAAGAAGATGCAGGCTTCTTAGAGGGTATGTCACAAGAGGTAATGGAAAACATTATCTATGGTGATGTTGCAGGTGATGTATCTACCTTTAACGGTTTAGCAACGCGTTACAACCATCTTATTGACCCTGAAACAGGCGTAGCACCTGCAAACGCTGTAAACATTCTGGATGCAGACGGTACAGGCACTGACAATACGTCAATTTACATTGTGCAGTGGGGGCGTGAAAAAACTCACTTGTTCTATCCGCAAGGTACGCAAGCGGGTCTTGATATTCAGGACAAAGGGCAACAAACGGTACTTGATGCGCAAGGCGGCCGTTATGAAGCAATGCGAACATACTTCCAATGGGACGTGGGTTTATCTGTACGTGACTGGCGCTCGGTTGTTCGTATCGCAAACATTGATGTTTCGGACCTTTCAAAAGATGCATCTACTGGTGCAAATCTTATTGATTTATTGGACGAAGCACTTTCTCTCTTACCACTTGCAGGTTCAGCACGTACAGCAATCTACATGAACCGTACTGTTAACCAAGCGCTTAAAGGCCAAGTCAATCACTTTAAAAATGTGCGCTTGACTCTTGAAGACTTCCGTAAAGACGGTAGCCGCAAAATTCAAGCATGGGATGGTGAGCCGATTCGCATCTGTGATGTGATTCTTAACACTGAAGCCCGTGTAGTTTAAGGAGAATTTAACCATGGCATTAGTTGATAAATTACTACAGTTCTCCGATAAGCAAGCTATTGCGGCGGGTGCTAGTACTTTCACTTTGGACACAGTGCATAAATCTGTTGGTACAGCGGGTTTACCTATCCGCCTTCAAGGGCATGTAGTCGGACCTGCAAACGCTACCGTTACAGTGACACTTGAAGAAAGTGCGGACGGTACAACTTTTACAGCGGCAGCCGCGTCAAAAGTGTTTAAAGCTGCTGAACTGAACAAAGGTACGTTCTTTTACGTGAACAGTGCGACAAAACGTTTTATCCGTTTGACTTATGCAGTTGCCAATGCGCCTACCGGATCGATTTCGGCTTGGTTGGGCAATGAAGCGGATATCCGTACAAACTACGACGCTGTAAGCGGCGCAACTGTTCCAGTTTAAGGAGTTGGTAGATGTCAAATCAAGTTGAAGTTGTTGCGATTAAAAAGGGTTTTTATCACGGCATTCGTGATGTTGGCACTAAGTTTTTTGTGCCTTCCGATTTGCTTACAGGTAAAAAAACTTGGTTTAAACCTGTTAATAAAAATTACGTATTTTCAGAACAGCAAAATGCAGACCCTAACAACCCATATACACGAATGAATAAAGACGCGCTCACACAAGCTGCCGTTGAAAAAGGCATTCAGTTATCAGGGGCTGAAACCAAAGCGCAAATTATTGAGCTTTTAACAGCTGAGTAAAGCCTATGAGATCAATTGTTGATCTTTGCAATTTAGCCCTGTCGCATCTCGCGCAGGGCTATGTTGTAAATGAACTAACCGAACCGACAAAGCATGCAAGATTGTGTAATACCTTTTACCCAATTTGCCGTAGAGAGTTGTTAGACAACGAACATCAATGGACTTTTGCTGTTAAGCGCGTTCGCTTGAATGTCGATGCAGGGAATGAGTTTGGCACGGCGTATGTTCTACCGAGCGACAAGGTCCGCATATTTCAGCTTGAATCAGGCAGCCGATTCTATGTAGAAGGCAATCTTCTATTCACAGAAGATACCGCACCAATCTTACGCTATGTTCACGATGTGAAAGACTTGGCCTTAATGCCCGATTCTTTCAAGACCGCTCTATCTTATTTGTTGGCCGCACGAATAGCAGGCCCTTTGACACAGAATGAGCAAAAACAAATCTCCATGATGCAGCTTTATGAAATTGAAAAGAACAAAGCAATTTTCATTGACCTGCAACAACATCGGATTGAAGCACGGCCTGAGCATACAGGCTCAATGTTTGAGGCACGATAAATGCAATATTCGTTTAATGGTGGCGTAATTTCGCCTGACATGTTTGGTCGCATTGATCAGGCGAAATATCAGACTGGTGTAGCTAAATGCAAAAACCTTTATGTCGAACTGTTTGGCGGGGTTGTCTATCGTGCAGGCTTCCGCTACGTACACCATTACCCGAAAACAATGGGCAAAATGCGTTTAATCCGTTTTGTTTTTAGTGAAGAGCAAGCCGTTGTTTTGGCTATTCGTGCAGGCGCTATAAATTTCTTTGCTGACGGCGGTATGCTGTTGAATGAAAATAATGAACCTTTAGAAGTTGCAGTACCGTATGCTGAAGAGCATTTAATGCAACTCCGCTATGCTCAATCTGCCGATGTAGTGACAATAACCCATCCTAACTATCCCCCTAGAAAAATTATTCGTAAGAGCGCAACGGAATGGATAACAGAACTGGTTACAGTGGGATATGGCATTGGCACACCACAAAATGTTGCCGCAACTGCCCATATTGAAGATAAGTATAAACCCGGTGGAAGTATGCACGACTCATACATTGAGCGTGATTATTCTTACCAAGTCACCGCAGTAGATGAACAAAATGAATCTGCTGCATCTTTAAAGGTTGTTGTACAAAACGACTTAACACTAGCGGGGAATTACAACACGATTACATGGGATGCGGTAACAGGTGCGAACCGTTATAACATTTTTAAACTACGATCTGGTTTAGCAAGCTTTATTGGTGAAACAACTGAAACAAGCTTCACAGACGATAATATTGAGACAAACGGTTCAATCACACCGCCATTAATTCGTAATCCTTTTGAATTTTACCCGACCGCAGTTGCATATCACGGGCAGCGAAAAGTGTATGGCGGCGGTTATAAATCGCCCCAATGGATTCGCATGTCGCGTACGGCAACGGATGACAATTTCGGGTACCACATTCCTACTCAAGATACAGATTCAATTCAAATACGGTTTGCTGCCCGCGACGGTAACGGTGTTAAACACCTAGTTACAATGAGTGATTTACTTATTTTGACAAGTGGGGCCCTTTGGAAAATGTCAGCGGATGGAGCCGTAACAGCTGCTAGTGTGAACATGAACAAGCAGTACAGTACAGGTGCAAATGATGTGACACCCGTTGAAGTTGATGGCGCTACAATTTTTTCTTCTGATCAAACAGGGCACGTACACGAAATATCATTGGCAAGCGGATACAACGCATCTTTTTATCAAACAATCGACTTATCAATAATGTGTCCACAACTTTTTGATGGGCAAAAAATTATTGATTGCGCATTATTGCGTAACCCTTTGAATATTATATATTTTGTACGTGGTGATGGTGTTTTGCTTTCATTAACATATGAGCCAAAACAACAGGTTTGGGCTTGGGCAGAGCATCATACCAACGGTAAATTTTTGTCTATTGCAGAAATACCGGAAGAAGATCAATCTGTTTTATATGCGTTTATTGAGCGTGACGGTTTTTATACCATTGAACGTATGCTTACAAGGCAGCCGTTAGATATGCAGGACAAATGTTACCTAGACAGTAGCATACAGTATAAAGGAAACCCCACAGCAACTTTATCCGGCTTAGATTGGCTTGAAGGCCAAACAGTATCTGTATTTGCTGACGGTGGTGTTAAGCCCGATGTCAAAGTAGAAAACGGCACGATAAAACTGCCGCGTGAATTATCTAATATTTTGGTTGGCCTGAATTACGAGGCTGAATTACAAACATTGCCAATTTTTCAAGAACAAAAAGACCCTGTTAAACCTAAAGTTGTGAATAAAGTTCATCTAAGAGTAAGAGAGTCTCAAAACATTTTGGTCGGTGTAAACCAAGATATTGAGGACCGTACACCAATCGATGAGTTTAAACCGCGCAGTAATGAGCGCTATGGTAGCCCTCTTAAATTGTATTCAGGTTTAATAGAGGTACCAGTTGACAGTACTTACGAAAGTGACATTCAAATTACTGTAAAACATGATAAACCTTTACCTATGAAGCTATTGGCAATTGAGGTAAAAATGACATGAGACGAAATAATATTGAAATTCGTAAGCCGACTGAGCGCGATATTCGTATTCTTGTTGAAAACCTGCGCGATGCCGATAAAGACGAAATGAAAGCTTATTTCAATGATAACTACCATTGGATGATAAAAATGTCTATCAAGCATTCAAGTGATGCTTGGACTGTAGTAGTTAACGGTAAATTGCTTTTTATTTGTGGAGTAGGAATGTCAAGTTTAATCGGCAATGTAGGTTGCCCGTGGCTTCTTGGCACAAATTTCATAAAACAATATCCGTTTGAATTTTACAAACAATGCCAAAGTATTTTAAAGGAAATTCGGTCGGAGTATGCCGTTCTTGTAAATCATGCGTATGAAAAAAACGAGAATGCTATACGTTTCTTAAAAAGACTAGGCTTTGATTTAAAAAAAGCGGAACCATACGGCGCGAACAATAAAATGTTCCATCCGTTCGTGATGGGGGCGTTATGACAAATCCATATGCATATGCAGCGGTTAAAGGTGTAGAAGCGCTTTCCAATTACGCAAAAATGAAGGCACAAAAACAGGCGTTTAAGCAACAAGAAAAGCTCGCCCTTTACAATGCCACTCTCTCAGATAATCAAGCAAGGCAAGCTATTGAGGATGGTACCAATGCGGTAACTGATTATCAGCGTAATGTTTCCGCTTTTAAATCAAGTCAAATTAACGCCCTTGCCGAAAACGGTATTGATGTATCACAAGGTTCAGCCATTGATTTACTTGCTTCAACAGAGATGCTTGCCCAAGGCGATATTGATTCAATTAAATACAATGCTGCGCTTCAGTCTTGGGGGCACAAGGTTCAAGCCACAAATTACCGCAATCAAGCCGAAAATTATCGTGTTGCTGCGAAGTCCATTAGACCTTTATTAAGCACGATACTAAACCTTAGCGGGGAAGCTGCTTCCGCTTTTGGTTCAAGTATGGGTAAAGGCAGTTTAGGTGTTGGTTTAGAAAGCGGAAACGCAGGAAACGGATCAAATTTTGCATCAAGTCTGTACGACATGGGCAATAGTGGTACACAAGGCGCGTCATGGCAAAACTACAATTGGAACTGGTTCGGAGTTAATTAATGCGTATTCCACAATTTAATCGGCAAGTTTCGGACAACAGCGCTCCAAATGTTCAAGTTAATGGGGGCATGTCAGCAGGCGAAGCGGCAAGCCTAGTTGGTAATAAAACTGATAGCTTAGTTGGTGCACTTAATTCAGGTTTGAATGCGTACCAAGCATACCAAGATGAAGCGGACAAAGCTCGAGTATCGCAGGTTATTGCAGAAGTACAAAATAGCGTTAATGATTACCTATATAACCCTAAAACAGGGTTATTAAATATTAAAGGCGAAGCAGCTTTAAAAAGGGAGTCTGGGCAATCTCTAATTGATGAGGCTAACGAGTGGCTTGTAAATTTATCTAGTGAGAAAACAAATACTTTATCTAATCCTAGTCAGCGTAAATTATTTAATAAAAACTTGGTTAATGTACGTGGACAGCTTAACCGTATCACGTCCCAGCACTTATTTACTGAATCTCAAAAATTTCAAAAGACAGCTTTTGAGGCAGAAATAGATGCTAATTCGAGCTCAGTAAATCTTAATTATTCAGACTTAGAAACGACAAATCAATCTCTTGCAAAAATAAACAGTGCTTCGCAAAACTATGGCAAAACTCAAGGGTGGAATCAACAACAAATAGATTTATTTGGTAAAGAACAGCAAGACAAAGCTTTGTTGGGTGCAATTAATTTAATGCAAACAAACGGGGATTCTTCAGCAATACCATTGTACTTTAAGCGGTACAAAGATTACATGTCACCACAAACTCAAGCAAAAGTAGGTAAGTTAGTTCAGGATAACAATGCCGATGTTTTTATGACAGAAATTATAAAATATAAAGAGGACCCAGAAGAGCTTGATAAGTACATTGTGGCATTACAGGACCCCAATAGTAATTTTTCACAAAGTGTTGGGGCAAGACATATCCCAACTCTACTTGGTAGAGCAATCGGCTACCGTGACGCTTATGATAGAAATTTGGTTGCTGAGGCGAAAAGGAAAGATGAAGACGGGAAAAAGGCTCTAGGTGATTTTAGAAAAGATATTGAAAGTGGTATTCCTTTTTCAGCACAGAGGCTTAGTGAGTTATCTTCTAAGGTTGAAGGCACGGCATCTCAAAGTGAGTTCGACAGAATAAATAGAAGCTTGCCAGTATTTCAGCTTTTATACTCAATGCCTGCGGATGCAAGGGAGTCTTTCATCAATTCTTATGAGTCTGATGCGAAAACAAAAAAATCTGACCATCCACAGGATGTTAAGTTCGTTACAGATCAAATGCGGGCGATTCACACAGGATTATTAGATAAAGAAAAAAATGATCCGGCATTAGCTTATTCAATAAAAACTGGTAACCCATTAACTCAAGCACCTACGACTTTAATTATCCAAGGGGATAGTAAAGCATTAAACATTGTTAGTAGTAATATCCAAAAAATGGTTGCTACAAATCAAGCTAGCGGATCAACTACGGGTTCTATAAATCCGCTTTCTAAGCAGCAACAGGAGGAAATGAAAACTTTTTGGAAGTCTGCGCCTCCCAATCAAAAACTTCAGTTGGTCTCTAACCTACAAAAAGCAGCTCAAGGCAATGCTAATGCCTCTCGTGAAATGATTCAGTCAATCACAGGCACAAATAATAATACTTTTAGATGGGCGGCGGCCTTGAACAACCGAGGACTAAAAGACATTGCGAATCAAATGGCGGTTGGGCAGGATTTAATTGATAAAGGGGATGTTAAAGTTGATGAAGCACTATTAACTCAAAAAACAACTGAATATTTAAGGGGCATTACTGCACCTGGTAAACCTGATTTTAATATCTACAAAGATGCAGTCAGAGCCAACTATGCATATCTTTTGCAGAAGTCTGAAAAAATCCCAAATAAAACAGAAAAATCTAATTCTAAAAAATTAGATGAAGACTTAATTAATTTGGCGTTATTAAATACCACAGGTGGAAAATTTACTAACGGTAGTTTTAGACGAGAATCTTCAGTACTACGCCCCCATACTGTAGGTGAAGCGTCATTTCGACAGCAACTCGAACAATTTAATTCTAGAAATGCCCGGACTTATGGCGGATCGGACCGTGAGTATTTTCTAGATTTACCGTTAGAACAAGATACTAAAAATCCTTATAAATATTATTTTAAAAATGGTAGCGGATACGTAATGGATTCTAGCGACCCGAAACGCGAAACCAGATTAACTTTTACCGTGAGATGATACGTTATGGAACTTTTAGCAGATGACGAACTTGCGTTAATGCAAGATGACCCACGGTATAAACCTAAAAACCAGCGAGGAAACGTTCTTGATGTTGTTTTAGGGGCAGCGTCCGGTGTTGCTATGGGTACTGTTGAAGTTGCCACTGCACCAGATGCACTAATCCGCGGAGATAAAAAGGCTGCGGCTTTACGTGCACAAAATCTAACAATCTTTAAACCTGAAGACCTTGGTACCGCAGGTGAGCTTACATTCGGTTTAACAAAGGATTTTACTAGAATTGCTTGGGACGTTGGTTTGACGGCACCTTTAGGGGGCCTTGTAGGCGCTGGCGCAAAAGGATTTGCGGTACGCAAAGCCGCATCAGAGGGATTGGTTGGTACTAGCGTAAACGTTGGGAAAACGGTCGCCCAAGCAACGAATGCAACGAATGTGGCTACTCAGGCATCGCTATTCGGCTTCCAGTCATACGAAACTGAAAAAGCAGATTTAATCAATAAAGGCGCAGATATTGACACTGCTAGAACAGGTGGTGCAATTCGAGGTTTAACTGATGTGGCCGGCTTTGCGTTACCGGTTCATGGTGTAGCAAAAAATGCTATTGCCGATGCTGTCGCTACAACGGGTTTAGCAACAGCGGGAGGAATCGCGGGGGATTATGTAGAGGGAGACTATCTTAAGAACAACAAAAATAAAAAAGTAGCAGAATACGGAGAACAGCTACAGGAAAATGCTACAAGTCCGCTTGCTCTCGGTTCAAACGCTACTATGGCTTTAATGCTCAATGTTTTTGCGAATAAGGCTAAACTTAGACCTGAGCAAGGTACAGAACATGATGCAGCTGATGCTTTAAATGATGCAGCCCAAGTACAAGCAAATATTGATCATGCTGAAGGCCTAAACCCATTTGAACCAACTAGTGCAAAAGACGCCAATGACCATTTTGACGCACTTGATTTTGCTCAAGAACAAGCATTAAACGATGAGCTTGTATCTCTTGGTCGTCCTGTGAGTGGTACACCCAAAAATATTCCAGTACCCGCGAAGGTAACACGTCCTTTATCCTTTAAAGGTAAGTCTGCAACTATCCAGCAAAAAATTTATGATACGGCGTTATCAAGTGGACTAAGTGATTCAGAAGCAAGAGCCGCCTTGGCAATAGCACACTTTGAGAGCGGCGGGAGCTTTGATCCAAACGTTACCAACCCAAGCAGTAAATACAAAGGTATTTATCAATTTAAGCCAAGTACATGGCGCGCTGAAGGTGGTACAGATGCTAACTACACTGATCTTGATAAACAGATTGAATTAGGTATTAAGCATACAAAGGGGAACATCGCCTATATTAAAAAAGAAACAGGCGTAACTTTGACCGGTTCTCAAATTTACTTGCCGCATCTTTTAGGCCGCGGCGGTGCAAAAGCAGTTATACGGGCGATAAAGAATACGCCTGATGCACGTGCTGAAGATGTGTTGCGTAAAGTTTATGGTAAAGACACTGATGCTGTATTAAAAGGTAATGCTATTAATCCTGATGATTCAATTCAGGCGGCTATGGGTAAGTTTACTTCTAAAATCGATAACCTAATAGCAACTCAATATGGTGGGGATATAAAAAAAGGAAATTTAGCTATTAGGGGTAGTGACTCTGATTTTCCAGAATTCGAATCGTCAGTTGCTCAGATACCTGAATATAAACGCGAAGGTGATGTTTTAATTGATGCTTCGCCAAATTTATTTGTAAATCGATTAAATAGTGAACCTGAAAAATTACTTGAACTTGAGGAAGACTTTCACCGTCTGTCAGAACCCCTTAATTCAGAAGATATTGAGTACTTAAGAGAAACAGCACACTACCAGCCATATGATGGCAATGTGAATAGAGTTGCCTTCGAAGAGCCCCAAATTAATCTATCGGGCGATAGTCGTAGTGCGCAACGTGGATTGGATGAGTTAAGCAGCCAATTACAACGGACTGATTTTCAGGGCAGTGAGGTAAATACCTCTCCGATAAAAGTTTTAAAAAATGTTGATGAAGAGCCGCGTCAATTACGTTTAGATGAGGGTCAATCAGAAGTAGATACGGCAAGTACCTCACAAATTCAGGCGCCAATAGAAGGCGTTGAAAATTGGCAGGCTACACGATCAGCAGATTATATAAAACGTGAAAAAGCTCAATCCGACGGTGTCACAGTTCAAGAACTTTATAACAATAAAACTGGCACATTATTTCAAAGAAGCATCAACGAAGATGGCAGTGTTTCCCCTGTAAAAATTTCTCGTTCTGGAAAAGAGTTTTTTGCAAAAAGTTCAACGGATGGAGAGAGCAACACCCCTTTGAGCAATCTTCAGAGTAAAGCAACCCAAGCCATTGAACGGGAGTTTTGGAAACCTAAGAAAGAGGATGTTTCGGGCGCTCCTAATCTTAACGCTCAAGGTCAAAGTGAGTTTGGGACATTTACTGAAACACCCGACGGGCGTGAAGCTGTAAAGGCCATGATTGATAATCCTGATATGGAGGTTACCGTAAATCGTTTGGATGATAACGGTAATGAAGAAACCATCTCAATGACTTCTCGAGATTGGCTTGACTACATTCGTGAGCAAGAAGAAATTGCTAAAGATGAAATTCAAGCTGTACGGGCCTTAGCAAGTTGCGCATTAAAATTTGGGAGTGAAGCAGCATGAGAGCAGAATGTCGTGAGCAGGTTGCCCAAGCATTGGGTAAGAAAAAATTAAGTGCTGCGGATAGTAACCGAATTTCTCAGTTATATATCCGTGCTCAAAACATTCTTGCACGAACGGACCCTGATTGGCTTTTAAAAAGCCCGGCTGAAAGGGCAGAGGCTATTACTCAAAAAACGGCAAGTGATTTATCTATTCAGATTGCCAAAAATAATCAAAATATTGCCCGTGATGCTATTTTAAAAGCGCAGTTAGAGCAGGAAATTTATAACCATTCTACATTAAACCCTATTCAGGTATTGATGCGTAAGATTGCCTATTTCTCTGATCAAAGTGGAATACAGTCAGTAGAAAAACAAGCCCAAGCACTTCACAGTAGATGGATGTCTTTAGTTGCTGATGTCTTCACTAAAACCCAAGAAAGATGGGGATTTTCAGTAAATAAAGAAATGACCGACGATATTATTCGTGTCATGTTCGGTGGAAAGTCCGATAATCCAGAAATCACAGCAATGGCCAAAGAGGTCAGTTTTGCATTGGAAGAAATGCGCTTAGCTTTTAACAGAGCGGGTGGAAATATTCGTAAACTGGATAATTTCGGCATCATGACATCTCATGATCAAAAGAAGGTTGCGTTATCTACAGAGCAAGAATGGGTCGATGAAGTTCTTCCAAAATTAGACCGTAATCAATATGTCCGTGAGGATGGTCTGCTGATGAGCGATAGTGAAGTACGCACTATGCTTAAAGATGTTTACCGGACCATTGCTACCAATGGGGCGAACAAAGTTTTGGATGGGCGTAAAAGTATTAGCCCTGTTGGCGGTCGTTCTAAAATGGCGAATAGGCACCAAGAGGCCCGTGCCCTTCATTTCAAAGACGGTGATTCATGGCTTGAGTATCAGGCCAAATTTGGTACCTACAATGAAACTGGGTTTCATGAAATATTGAAAAATCATACCCATCGGATGAGTACAGAAATTGCCATGATGCAGAATTTTGGCTCTAACCCTCGGTTGAGTTTTGAAAATTTATTAGAAGAGGCAAGCACGAAATTAAAAGCTGATCCAGAAAATGGCAGCAAACATGGCGAAATTGATAAACAATCTAAACGTGCTTTATCTATGTACAACACCTTAGATGCCAATACTAGGGCGGTTGATTCCACCTTGGGTAATGTAATGAGAGGACTGCGAGCCTTAATGGTCGCTTCAAAGTTAGGAGGAACAACTCTAACAACTATCGGAGACCATGCCAGTACAAAGAAAACAGCCAATATGTTAGGGCTTTCCTATACAAAGTCGGTTTTACCTGAGTACATGAAGCAGCTTACACAAGGTAATTATCGAGATGAAGCTCTTCGTTTTGGTCTTGGTATTACAGAAATGGTGGGTTCTACTTCTCGTTTTGGTGATGCAGACGTAGTAAGTAGTGCAACTAAAGCAGGTCGTTTTAATGCTCGGATGCAGCAACTTGCATCTACGACTTTAAAAATTTCAGGATTAAACGCAGTTACTGCAGGTATGAAGCGGGCCTTTAATTTAGTCCACATGAATAAAATTGCAGAAATGACTCGTAGTACCCATTGGAAAGATTTGGGTAAAGATGATCTTAAAATTTTAAAAGGTAACGGAATTACTGAAAAAGATTGGAATTTATGGCGGGAGTTAACCCCATCAAAACGAGAAGATGGGGCTATTGTGCTAACCCAAAATGATTTCTTTAATGCGCCTGATGAAGTGATTAAGAAATTCTTGCCAAAAGACAAACAGGATAGTCCTACCGCTATTGTAGATTATCGATATAAGGCAGCAATGAAATATCAGACTCATATTTTTAATGAAGAGTCGGTAGCTGTCATTGAAGCGGGGGTGCGTGAGCGGAGTATTATTAATCTTGGGGATGCGGGAACTATACAAGGTGAACTAGGCAGAACACTTTTCCAGTTTAAAGGCTTCCCCTTAGCTTATATGCTGCGCATTGGGCATAGAGCTTTTGCACAAGGGGATATTAAAAGTAGAGCAACATTTCTTGTATCACTTCTAGCTTACCAAACTTTGGCAGGGGCTTTTATTGTTCAACTGCAAAACCTAGCTAATGGTAAGAATCCTGAACCAGTTTTCACCCCCGATTTCTTTGGTAAGTCTATTCTAAAAGGAGGCGGGCTTTCATTTATGGGCGATTTAATGAGTGCGCTATCAGACCCTACTGGGCGTAGCTTTGGGGATTTTGTTGCAGGTCCATTAGTGAGCCAAGGCGGTAAACTTGGCATGTTGCTAACTGGTATGGGTAATAACTTTATTGAAGGTAAAGAATCTACACGAGCAATGGAAATTGCAAATACCTTGAAGGGTAATTTACCATTTCAAAACATATGGTACAGTAAGCTCATAATTGACAGAATGTTGTATTCTAAACTTCAAAACATGATTGACCCTGACTACTTACCAAAAACACAACAACGGTTAGAAAATTTGGGCAACAGCTATTGGTGGGATTTAAGCGAATGAAAGGCTATGCGTTTAATTGGCAAAAATTTTTAATTTTGATTGGGGTATCCTTTGGTTTCGGCTTTTTAGCAATGATTGGAACAGATGAAGGGCTAATGTACTATTTAAATACCTTTAGTATGTACGATGCTATTCTTTGTATATTTGTTTTTTCGGTAATACTCATAATTAGTTTTGAAAAGTAGAAGGCGTATAATGAAATTATTCATAGCAACATTGTTTTTAATACTGTTTCCTATAAACGTATTTGCTAAAACTGGATATGAAAATGTTCTTACCTTTAATCAAGACGGCTGGAGTCTTCAGAAGACCCCAACGGGATTCGCATTAGCATGCACTGCTTGTGATAATCAGGTTATGATATCGGTAGATATGGTCCCCATTAATAAAAATAATCAGCAAGTAAAATCTAACGAAACCTTTGTTAATTCCCTTGCTAAAGAGAAGGATAAGGTTGCTGAATCTTTCGCTAAAGAGTCCGTAATGGGCGGTAAAGTAAAAGTTTTGCGTGCTGATAAAGTAAAAACAGGCGGTAAGGATTCATTTAGATATATGTTCTTAGCAGACATGGGAGTTAGCGGTAAAACCTTTGATAATACATCAATGTTAGTACATAAGAATAAGATTATCAAAATCACGCTTAATTATTTTGATGGGTATTTTTCAGTAAAAGATAAAAAACAGGTAAATAAGTTTTATAGTTCACTTAAATTCACTCCTTAACTTGGGCAATATAAAATGAAATAAGATTTTTTTTATTGAGAGTAAGAGGGGGAGGGCCTAATGGTGGATAATTACAAGACAACTTTATTTAAGAATAATATTGATGCTTTTGATTTTATATCAACAATGTCAAATATTAATATAGAGATCGGCAGTATTTTATGTGGGATAGTGGTTAAAATCTTTGACGATGATGAAACACCTAAATCAGTTTCTATAATGTTGGCGCACCCTGTGGATACAAGAGTAGCGTTTGCAGAACTTGATAAAGAACAGGAAAGTACGTTACAAAAATATGATTTAGTTTACTGCCGTGTTGAGGGAGTTGATGAAAGCTACGAAGATATGACTGTATTTATTGTTGCAGTATTGGCTATCTGCAAACCTGAATTAACACCTAAAGGAATATTGGAATTTAAAAAGGTTTTTACGAACACGTAAAAATTTGCATGTTCATGAAAAATACGCTACATTTTTGTTAGGTGCTCAAAACACCTGAGTAACAAGCGTTTAGTCACAGCGTCATCGTGGCTTTAATTTTGTCCATAAAAAGACAAACCGATCATGTATACTTCTGTACGTGTTTGCCCACGCACATAGTTACTCCATGGTCGGGAGTGCGGCTAATAAAACACCCGAAAGGGGAATACGCCCGCCGACTTGTTACGGTTTTGAGCTCCCGACCGCCCATCTCAAAAATGGGTTAATCTCATAACAAGGAGTAAATTAAAATGTGGTCAGCCATTTTAAAATATGAAAACCCAATCACTTTAGGTTCAATTGTAATTCGCCAAGATAATGAAGGGCGTTTTTGCCTTAACGATTTACATAAAGCAAGTGGTAATGTGGATAAACATAAAACAGCTAACTTTCTTCGCAATCAACAAACAAAGGATTTAATCGAAGAAATTAAGTCTTCTGCAAATTCGCAACAGGGGTGCTCAATTTTGAGCACCCCCCTAAAAATAATCAATGACGGTATCCGCAACGGCACCTATGCAGTCAAAGAACTGGTCTACGCATACGCAATGTGGATTAGCCCTTCATTCCATCTTCAAGTTATTCGCGCATACGATGAAATGATTGTTAAGCAATTAGAGAAGGCTCGTAATAATTCTATGGGGATGTTGCATATTCCAGAACCAATTTCGCCTGATACAAATCGTTATACCGTAGTTAAAAGAGACGGTGTTACCACTTTACGAGATGCGAAGGATGTATCTTTTGTAAATGCTGCTCACGTTTCTGATCTGCGTCGTGATCTTGGTACCGTCATTCGTGCATTAGAAGAGTTACGATATCGAACAAAAATTGTAGATGGTGAGCTAAGCGCTAACGATCTAGCGTTACCTTTAATATGCGAATTGAGCGAAAACGGTCAGCAATTTGAACGTACTGTTTCAGACGATGAAATTGCAAACATGACCCCATCACAAAGCAAAGCCATGGTGCGGGATAAGGTTGCAATTGCTATCTCTATGCTCAAAACAACTTATCATCCCGATGATATTAATAGGATGTGTAAAGAGTTCGGCATCCATCGAGATACGGCAAAACGTATTTTGAGTAAGCTGTATCAGCAAGCGACAATGTTGGCAGGTTCATAAGCTTTCAACGCTTGCTACTGGCATTCCGTTTGCTGTACTTGGTAAACCTTCTGGTTATTGGCTTGCAATTGCACAAGGCAAGAAAGAAGCACCAGACAGCATTTACGATGCAACACGCGGTACGATAACAGGGAAGCATGCACCAGAATGATGAGAAATTATCAAATGTTATTTTCCATTAAATAACAACAGTTTGCCTAAAAATTATAGTTGACTCCGTAATTTTGTTAGTTCAATATCCAACCAAATTACGGAGTTTTTCGCATGAATTATTTAGTCATAAAAAATCTTGGTCACGGTTTTTATTTAGGTAAAGGCAACGTTAGACAAGGGGGTAAAGAATTTGTTGTTTTCAAAAGTAACAAAGAAATGTTTATAGGGGTTGAGACATATAAATATGATGCTGAAACTAATAAATTACTTTGGGAAGGTATTCAAGATTTAGGTTTAGTCGTTGTTGGTTTTGCTGACACTGAAGAAGAAGCTCTGGAATTAGCATTTTAAAAATTACAAAATGTCAACTGACAAGCGTATTTATTTTGTTAATAATGCGCTTGTTAGTTGAAGATATTTTATCTAAAGCTGATTTTCTTTAACCCCTTATATGTAGGAGCTTTAATGTCGCAAAAACCTAAAATTGAAAGTTTATATAATGAATTTTTAAATAACGAAGACTATAAAAAATTAAATAATGAATCTAATGCAAGAAAAGTTGAAATATTTCTATCTGAAAAAATACACAGACAAATACTTCCTTATTTTTCCCAAATTGGGGTGCATTATCGAATTGATGATTACTATTTAATTATCGACCCTTTAGATAGTCCAGATATAGAAAACAAGAGTGAATTTCTAAATTGGCTCGAAAAGTCAATTACTGAAAAGCACCTGTTGACAGTGCAGGACTAGTAACCATCTATTTATTAGTTAGCTTACATAAAATTGGCTGTAGAGATTACAGCCTTTTTTATTGGTGCAATTATGACTGTTCAAGTATCGGATCGGTTAAGCCAACTTTATGTTGGTAACGGAGTAAATACGCGTTTTGACTTTATGTTTCGAGCATATGAGCAAGAAGACGAAACAGGCGTTGGAGTACGGATAAAGGTTGGTAACGAATTTGAGTTTATTGACGAGTCTGAATATACGGTCACAACTAACCCTGACAATATGGGGGGATACGTTACTTTTGTTAACCCGCCTAGCGCTGAAACATTTTTTTATATTGCAGGTAAAACACCTGTAGATCAGCTTCTTGATATTACAAATTACGATAATTTTTATCCTGATGCTTTGGAACGAGCATTAGATAAAATTACTGCCATTCTACAGGAATGGAACCATTTAGTAGATTTCGAAACACAAGCACGAATTCTTGCGGATATTGCATATGACGATCTAGCCAAGGAACGAGAGGCAGATTTAAAAGCGTATATAGATGGCCTTGTTTCTAGTATTAATGGCGAATCTTTACTGGGGGTTCAGTTCATAACACAGGTCGAAGCTATTGCCGATCTTGAACATATACTAAAATGGGAAGGACGTACGGTTTATGTAAAGTCATATCACCAAGGTTTTGATATCGGTGGCGGCACTTTCGTTTATCGGAATAAGAATAGGAATGATAACGATGGTGGGGTTATAATCAACGGCTGGACTCGACAATATGAAAAACTATTGCTTGAGTATTTTGGCGCAAAAGAAAATGAAGATAATACTATTGCTTTTCAAAAAGCATTTAGTTACCTCCGCGGTAAAATAGGCTCCCTCACTTCTAATCTAAAAAATCATTTTGTAACAGATACATGTATTTATCACGATAACTTAAAAATAGATTTGAACGGCGGAGTTGTTAACTTTATATCGTCAGGAAAATTTGCAGGCGCTATATATAACAAAGATCGAACAGCGTTCGTTTCATCTGGGATTGCTGAAATTTACTATAAATATCAACGTTCTGCATCTGCACAAAACCCTATGTCTAAAATTATTGTAGATGCACCTAAGAAATCTTCAAGTATAGTAGTGGAAAGTGCTCAAAATTTTTTGCCAGATGACTATATTTTTATATCAAACGGCTACTGCGATATGTGGCGCGTCATGGAACAATACTCTGGATCCTCTCAAAAATGGGTTGATCCATCGGTTGACCTGTGGCGATGCGAAATTTCCAAAATTAAAAGAATAGTTGGGAATACTATCTATCTATATGATGAAATATCCAATGACTACTTAACAACAGTTAAAACGTATGGTCTATTTAGCGATGAAAATAACAGAGATGATCACCAGGGTTGGAATTTTGCTCGCATTGAGCGATTAGGTGGCGCATCTAATTGTTCCTTTAAAAATATTAAATGTAATAATAAAGGTGCTGATATTAGTATTGTGTCTTATTGCGGTGTAAAAAATCTTGTTAGTAATTGCTCATTCGATGGTTCGGGTTATGGTGTAGATTTTATTACATGTTACGAAAGCCACATAGCTAACTGTTTTTCGAGTACTGAATCCTTTGGTCAGTCTATTCGGCGCGGATCATCAAAGTGTACTCTCACTAATGCCATTGCTGATTATGTGAGTGGGGATTGCCCCCTAATTATATGGGAGGGCGCAAATCTTTGCAGTGCGAATAATTTAACCATTACTGGAACTGGTGGTGTAGCTCTACATTCAAAAATAGGTTTTTATTTCAATACTTGTTGGGATTGTATAGGTACTAATATTACTGGTAAAAACCTCGACATAGTTGCTAGTTCTCAATTCTGTCGTGGAAATATCGTGCTAAACAATATTGTTGGGGTCAATGTTGGCGTTCTTGTTAATACATATCGTACATTTAATGTTTTCGCAAACGGCGGGACAAGAACGGGTAAATATATCGTAGAAGATTCCGTTTACAATGCAGTTCTATGTAATGTATCTGAAAGCCATGGTATTACGTACACTCATTTAAAAGATGCCTCTAAGTATTCATCGAATGCACAGGGCCGTATACACATATTTAAGTCTTTCGCAGTTGATCTGCAAGCTATTGAGGGGAACAACATTATTTTATGGAATTCCGTAGATGATGATAAAACCATTAATTTTTATGAATTTAAGATGAAGATTTCAAATGCCTGCTCGTTTAAGGATGTTTATCTCACAGCATCTTTTGAGGATGGGGAATCACAGATCAGACGTTCCTATATCCAAGATTCTACTATTCACGGACAGTTGTTAATTTCAAGCCAGCACAATAACGAGATTAAAAATACTGAAATACTCGGAAAAGATTCTTTGTCTTCTGTATCACTTGCGATCTCTCACTATAACAGATTTATTGACTGTACGATTAAAAACACAAACATAGCTTTTGATTTTAGAGGTAGTGCAGGGGTTGGTTCTGAGAATTGGACAAGTCTAATCTATATGCATAATACCTCCGTGGAGGCTCCTATTAGATTTAAAAATTATGTTGATCCTTCGTACTCAATTTCTATCAATAATGTTAGCCCTAAATCAGTAGATATTAAATATATTTCAGTACTATCTGATTATCCTAAATTAAAAACGTATGCAAATCCCTATGGGAACTCAAACCAATCACATTGGTTCCAAGTTGAGAACACTAAATCTCAAATTATTGAAAGTGTAACTTCAGAAGATTTGCAAAATCGTGCACATGTAATTAATTCAATAGGGAATAAATGGTTAGGACGAGAGGTTTTTAATTCTACGATTAATAAATTTATGAAAGCTATAGGCCCTGATGATTACTCTTCCTGGGTATCAACAGATAACGCATCTACAATCACCCCAAGTTAAAGGTTTTTTAATATGGATTATTTTAATCATATCAATAGTCTCAGAGAACAATTCTATAAAGATCAGGGCTGCTACCCTTCTTTTTTGGTATTAAGTTCAACTAATCGAAATATTCTATTAGCGCAAATGAAGAATGCTGGAATATCTCCTCGAGCAAACCCAAGTAGTGAGCACTACCTATTTATGGGGGCAGAACTTTTAGAGGGGGATGTCGAAGGCTTTTATTTGGAAAACCCCTTTATTTAACTGTCAACAGAAAACGATACGCGTAAATCCAATAACCGTAAACTAATGAAAACATTAGATTGGTGGCAAAAATGAACGACCCTTTAACAATTAAATCCTTACCTTGGTTTATCAAGATTTGGGCGGCGGTGATGGGCGGCATTTTTGCGCTCATGTTAAGTGGCGATATCGATGTTGAAGGAAAGATAAAAATCAACATTGGTGTGATTATCAAATTCGCAATTAGCGTTTCTATTAGCTTATACGGCGGTTCAGCATTTATTGAATATCAAAATTGGGGGCATTACTCACATATGACCCAAGGGTTTGTCATGCTGATTTTTGCAGTATTCGGGATGTTGCTTATTGGTATTTGGTATCAGGCAATTCAATTACTGAAAGGTAAAACCATTAGTGAATTGATCTTTGAAATTAAAGAAGCGTTCAAAGCCATATTCAAGTAGGAGAGTGCAAATGTCAGTAGATAAATATATTGATGACCTTATCAAGCGTGAAGGGGGGTATGTAAACAACCCTAACGACCGTGGCGGCGCAACTAATTATGGAATTACTGAAGCCGTTGCACGGGTAAACGGTTGGAAGGGTCCAATGCGTGATTTGCCTTTGGATTTGGCAAAGCAAATTTATAAACAGCAATATTGGATTAATCCGCGTTTTGACCAGGTTAATACCTTATCTCCTTTAATTGCTGAAGAGTTGCTTGATACTGGTGTTAACTGCGGCGTAGCTTTTGCAAAGCCTTTATTACAACGTGCGTTGAATCTATTGAATAACCAAGGTAAAGGCGGTTGGCCCGATCTAGCCGTTGATGGTATTTATGGTTCAGCTACGTTAGGGGCTTTAAAAATCTTTCTTGCCAAACGTGGTAAAGATGGGGAGAAGGTGATGCTTAAGGTACTGAATATTATGCAGGGCCAACGTTATATTGAAATATGCGAACGCAATCCCACGCAAGAGCAATTCTTTTATGGATGGATTAGCAACCGGATCGCATAAAGTGATTGTGTGTAAGAGAACCAAGCTAGCAACTTTTATTACTCTACTGTGCATTCTGTTTTCAGGATGCACGGCGCATTCAATCAATAACAATATTCAAGTATCATTATGCGTAAAAGCAATTTGAGTTCTAAAAATGACGCAAGTGATGATTATGGTTATGGAGGCGGGTAAGGCTGAGCATACATGCAACCTGCTTGCTGATATAAATAAAAACGGTGAAGTAACCAAGTTTTATGATTATAACGGCAATGAATTAAAAATTAACTTTTTGCAGAACCAAGTTTATTACAACAAAACTTGGTGGCAGTTTACCAAGAAACAAGACATCTAAAATAAAGCCCCTATTTAGGGGCTTCTTATTATGCAGCGTTTAGCATTTTGGCTATTTCGGATGCGGTCGGATTGTAATAGGTATTAACCAGTACACTAATAGTTTTGTGACCTGTAATTTTGGCAAGGATTTCAACAGGCAAACGATAGTCATGAACAAAGCGCGTGATTGCTTCATGCCTTGAATCGTGGAAAGTAATAACACCATCTAAACCAACACGGCGTAAATTACGTTGCCAAATTAAGCGGAAAGCATTCGATGTAAGCGGCACCATGCGACTATCGTTTGGATCATCTGGTAACCATGAAAGCATTTCTTTTGCCTTGGCAGTTAGAGGTACGTCACGGGATGAGCCGTTCTTAGTATCTAATAACCGGATAAAGTCAGTAAATATTAAAGACTTTTGCACGCTAAGTATTTCACCTTTACGCATTGCAGTCTCAAGGGCAAAGAGAAATGACCACGCAACACGGTGTCTAGGCTGTGTTGGTGTTTTACCCCATTCATAATCCAAGCCTTTAATTACTTGATTAATATGGTCATCACTAATACGTTGGTGTCTTGGCGGCGGTGCTGAAGGTTTTGTAATTTCCTTAAATGGATTTTCTTTGGTTAAAAATAATTCTTTTCGCGCAAAGTCAAAAACTGAACTGTACATCGCCATTTCTCTAATGACAGTTGCGCCCTTAACCTGTTTCAATCTTTTATCACGCCAATGTTTAACTAGAGCAGGGGTTAAATTGTGTATAGACTCATCTGCTAGTTCGCCCCAATTTTTCTTTAAACATTTGAGCATTTGTACAATTAAACGGGCGCTTTTCATTTTGCGACCTTCATCCTGATAATACTTATCAAAAAGGGCTTGAAAAGAAATATGGATTTTTTCAGGTTCTGAGGTTGGCAGTTCAGATTGTAATTCTAATAGTTTGGTTGCTGCCCACTGTTCGCATTCGCTAGCAGTGTCACGAGTGGCAGCGTAGCGCTTGCCCTTAAAACGAACTTCAATACGCCAAGCGTTGCCGCGACGGGTCGGTTTCTGCATTTTTAACACTCCAAATTTCATGGTGGCGCACTGCCGTCAAAAATTGAAGATGTACAAATGACACCCACTTTTTTGGCGGCGGCACGGAAATATAAAGCGTTTTTTAATGTAAAATATGACTATTTTGAATAGTCATAGCTGACCTATCGACAATAAAAAACAAGCCAAAAGATTACTAGAATCTTTCAGCTTATTGATTTTTAACAACAAATTTTGGAGCGGGAAACGAGACTCGAACTCGCGACCCTAACCTTGGCAAGGTTATGCTCTACCAACTGAGCTATTCCCGCAATGTGAGCACATTATAGAGTGTTTCATTAAACTGTCAACACTCTTGTGATCTAATTGAACGTTTAATCAGCACGACGCCAAACTGTACCTTGACGGGTGTCTTCGAGAACTACACCTTGCTCAAGTAAAGACTGACGAATAGCATCTGCCTTCGCAAAGTCTTTAGCTTTTTTAGCATCAACACGTTGTTGAATAAAATCTTCAATTTCAGCATCAGACAATGCAAGCGCTTCTTGTCCAATATCTGATTTTAAGAAATCATCTACATTGTGTTGTACCAAACCTAAAATGTTGGTGAGGTAACGTAATGTCGAATAAAGCACAGTCGCTTGGTCAGCTTGCTCTTCTTTTACAGCACGGTTTAACTCTTTGTTGAGTTCAAACAATACAGCCATTGCTTCGGCAGTGTTGAAATCGTCACACATGGCGTTGTTAAAACGTTCAATAAAGCCTTGATCAAGCGTTTCAGTTGTCGTTTGACCATATACTTGTTGATAAGCTTTAAATGAATGGTAGAAACGAGTTAAAGAAGTTTTTGCTTCTTTAAGCGCTACATCAGAGAAGTTCACTGGGCTACGGTAGTGTGAAGACACAATAAAATAGCGGATCACTTCAGGGTGGAACTTCTCCATCACGTCACGAATCGTAAAGAAGTTGCCTAAAGACTTAGACATCTTTTCGCCATCAACGTTAATAAAGCCAACATGCATCCAGTAATTCACATACTGCTCACCAGTTGAGGCTTCACTTTGTGCAATTTCATTTTCATGGTGTGGGAACATTAAATCTGAACCACCACCATGAATGTCAAAGTGGTTACCTAGGCAGCAAGTTGACATTGCAGAACATTCGATGTGCCAACCCGGACGGCCATTACCCCAAGGGGATGCCCAAGACGGTTCATTTTCTTTGGCACGTTTCCAAAGCACAAAGTCAAAAGGATGTTTCTTTTCAACTTCTACATCGACACGCTCACTCGCGCCAGCTTGCATGTCATCAAGCTTACGACCAGAGAGGCGACCATACTTTTCAAATTTGGTGACTTCAAAATAAACATCGCCGTTTGAAGCAGGGTAAGCAGCGCCTTTATTGACCAGATTGCCAATCATGTTTTGCATCTGGTCGATATATTCAGTCGCTTTCGGTGCTTCATCTGGCGCTAAACAGCCTAAGTTCGCTGCATCTTCATTCATAGCGTCGATGAAACGAGTGGTGAGCTGTTGAATCGTTTCACCATTTTCATTCGCACGTTTGATGATTTTGTCGTCAATGTCGGTAATGTTGCGAATGTAGCGAACTTTCCAGCCTTGACTACGCAAGAAACGGATAATGTAGTCAAATGCAACCATAACTCGAGCATGCCCGATATGACAGTAGTCGTAAACGGTCATACCGCAGACGTACATATCGATGTGACCTTCTTTGCGAGGTACAAATTCAACTTTTTTTCGTTGCTCAGAGTTATATAAAACAAACGGTTGCAT